TCATCGCAAAGTCCAGACCCTGAAGGACTCCGCAAAGCCTGCGGTACTCACCTTCGGACAACGTGCCCTGAGTGATGCCGTTAATGATTGAAGCGCGGTATTCCTCAAGCTTTGAATTGAGGTACCGGATACCTGAGTCGTAACTCATACGTTACTTAGGTTCCTTGACGGGTTGCGGGCGAGCCAGTACGGCTCGTTTGTGTGCAATGTCGGCCCCCATGCGGTTGCCTTCAATTTGCATTTGTGAGTTTTGCGTATCGGTGTGTTTCTGCAACTCCACCGCCGTACGGATCTGATTCTCTTGGGCACGAAGCTGCAACTCTGCTTCCTTAATCTGCATGTCCTGCTGCTGCTTCTGCGCCTTGAGCTGTGCGTCGGTCTGGTCCTTCTGGGCCTTACGCTGCACGTCGGACTGCTTGATCTGAAGCTCCTGCTGCTGCATCTGAATGAGCGGGTCCTGCTGCTGTTGCTGAGCCTGCTGCGCTTGGGCCTCAGCCATGTCCTTCTGCAAGAGCTTGCCTGCGGCCTGCGCAGCCAACTGCGCAATCTGCGCCTCGACCTCGGGGGGCAACTGCGGGGCGTCCTCATCCTTCGAGTCATCTGCCGGAGGCGGCAACTGAGCACCGAGCATCTTCTCGATGTTGGCGCGATACTGGAACGCGGTGTGCTCCATGATGTGCGCCTGCGCAGCAGCAATTAGCGCCTGACCTTGCGGGTTCTGCCCCATCGACGCTGCAATCTTGGGGTCTTGCAAGAACGATGTATGCACAGCCAAGTGTGCGTCGTGGTCTTGAATGATGAACGCCTTGACTGGCTTGCCGTTGAGGATCGCCATGTTCTCAGACACCGGATCAACCGGCTTCATGTCATCCACAATCGGCACCAGCTTGCTAGCGTTCTTAACGCCCAACGTCTCGATCATCTGCCGGTGCAAGTACGGCAAGTCATAGATCTGCGGGGCACCCTGTGCCAACTGCATGACCGCCTGATACTGCATAACCTTCTGCGACATAGTTGCCGCGTTGGGGTCAGAGACTGGGATGACATCCACGTTGTCGTAGTCAGACTTCTTGGCTGACCTGTTCCCCACCTCGGGCTGGTAGTCGTAGTCTTCCGGGGTGTTGTCACGGATGATGGATGCAAGGAGCTTGAACTCCTGCTTCATCGTGTAGTGGATGCGAGCCTGTACAGCCGACATCACCTTGAGCACGCGCTCAAGGATCGCAAGCGTTGTGCCCACCGGGGCCTGTGCGGACATGTCCGACACATTCAAATCAGCAACCGCCGCGAAACGTCGGCCATCGTCCACGATCTTGTCCATCAACATGGAAAGAGTCTGGCTAGGCTCCTTGTACGGCAGGGGCAGGATGTTGTCGCGGATTGCACCGCTGGGCACATCTACGTCGCGCCACTCTCCGGGGGAGATAGGGGTGTCGTCTCCTTTGATACGCAGGCCGCGTGACTTGAGACCACCCGGCAAATTGCTAAGAGTTCCTGCATCGACAAGTTGACGAAGAAGGCTGGTGGCGGCTCGGGCGTGCCCACCGATGAGGTGGATGAGGCCAAAGTAGTAAAAGCCGAAGCCGGGGATGTACCCGTAGTGCACAAAGTGCTGGCGTCGGGCTTTGAGATCGTCATCTTCTTTCCAGTTACGGCGTACGGCAAGAACAGTGCCGGTGCCTTTCTCAATCGTTACAACATAGGGCAGCGCAAGGCCGGTCTCATTGTTGTCCTTATCAACGTCCGGGTACTTGGGCAGATCGACATTGACGTGCATCTCAAGTAGTTGGAACCGATCATCAATTGAGCTTGTGAAGCCCTGATCCACGGCCTTCTGCTTCTCCACCTCGTCCATGACCCGCATGGGCTCGCCAAGGTCGATGTCACGGTAAAAGCCTGCGTATTGCAGCCGCTCCAGCTCATGCTTGGTCTTACGCATGCGATGCGTAACACGATCTGCCGACTCAAGGTTCATCGCACCATAGGGCACAACAATGTCTTCAGCAGCGATGTACACCGCTGTCTGACGGTCCAATGAAGGGTCGAAGTAGATCTTCTTAAACGCATTGCCCGACAGCGCAAGGCTGAGCAGCAACCGCTCATGCTCGGGGCGGTACTCCTTCATCACCTCGGTGAGCTCGTAGTTCATGTCGTCCTGAACGCGGACGGCAGACTCTTTCTTCTCCGTGGTCTCCTTACCAATGATCTTGGCCTTGACCGGACCTGCGGCGGGGAAAGTCTCCATGATCGCTTCAGACTGGAACTTGACCGCGCTCTCCATCAGCAACGGGTGATACACACCGCATGCACCGGGCCACGGCTCTGTGCGCTCGTCATACTTGAGGCCCAGCAACTGCAAACCCTTGACGTAGGTGTCAAGCCAGTCCTTGCGCGAGGAGATATCCGCGTCGTAGTCAGCCAGCAAGTCGGAGGCCAAACTCTGCAAGTCTGACTCACTCATAAACTCCGCAAGGTTGTCATCGAAGTCCTCTGCACGAGGCTCATCTTTGCCTAGCTCAATCATCATGCCATCGATGCCGATGCGTACGGCCTCGGGGTCTTCAATCTCAATCTGGACACCCGGTCCAGCCTCGTCCATACCCTGCGGGGCTTCGTAGAGAGACTTGTCGATTGCCATCAGTAGTACCCCTGCATGCGATTGCGATGCTGCTTAAATATCTTCACCGGCTCGGGCTCATCTGACGGGAGCTTCAAGAAGCCACCCTGCCGAAACCGCATCAGGGCAAGTGTCATACTATCCACCAAGTCGTCGTTGCGCCCTGCGGGAAAGTCGTTACACTCTTCTATAACTTCCATAGCCCACCTCATATCGGGGGCCCAGACAATGCCGGAACTAAACAGATCAGAGACTGAATTGACTCGGGAGATCTTGTCCTGCCCCTTACCGGGGGTGAACTCGCTGATTGGTATGCCCATGCGCCGCATCTCTTGGTAGAGCGCAGCACCGTTGGACTTCTTCTCAACGATGAAACTGTCAGGCTCCCACTCTTTATACTCCTCCAATACTAAAGCTTTAAGGTCTGGGAACTCAAGGCGTTTCTTGATGGCGTTCAATAAGATGATGTTGTGGGATTGTGTCTCCTCATTGAAGAAGATCCCCCACGTTGTCAGGGCGTTGTAGTCGGCACGGTTGTTAGCTTCTTGGGCGGCGTCTAGCGCCATGATAATGAACTGACAGTTGGGCGGGTCATCCTCCTCCCAAACCTGCCACCACTCGCGTTTGAGCAGTGCCCCCTCTTCTGCCGTGGGCTCCTGCATGTACTGGGCCTGCCAATACCGAGGGTCCATGCCTGCTTTTTTGGACAAAAGCTCATCAATTGACCAGAAATCTGGCCATAACGGCTTCTCGTTGAGGATGGCGGGGAACTCCACCACTTCCCACTGGTCGGCATCGTCGTTCTTGGTCATGTGGTTGATTAGCTGCCCCGTCAGGTCCAACTTAGACCAGCGAGTCATCACCACAATGATCGCGCCACCGGGCATCAGTCGCTGTAACGGGCCTGACTGGAACCACTCCCACGCCGGTTCAAACACATCCGCACGATTCTGCTTGGCATCCTGCTCAGAGTGCGGATCATCAATGATAAAAAGGTCAGCGCCGCGTCCAGCAAGAGCGCCACCCACGCCAATAGCAAAATACTCACCGTTAGAGTTAGTCCCCCAACGAGAAGCAGACTTCGAGTCAGCTTGGAGCTCAACGTCTGGGAAAATATCATGGTATGGCTCACTTCCTACAAGGTTTCGGACCCGTCGACCAAAGTTAACTGCCAGATCGGCAGTATGGGAGGCCATGATGACCTTTTTGTGCGGAAATTTGCCCAAGAACCATGCCGGAGCTAGGTAGGAGATCATCTCTGACTTGCCATGGCGGGGGGCAATGTTCACGATCACCCGTTTTTTCACCCCATTTGCAATATCTTCGAAGATCTTCGCCAATCTTCGGTGATGTGGGCCAACTTTGTAGCCCGGGTAGACGTGCTGGATGAAGTCTAAGAAGGAATTGACCCCCTTTTGCTTCATCAACTGCGACTGGTACTGCTTTAAGAGGGCCGCAGCCTTGCGTTTTTGCTTCTCGGGCAGCGTTGGCAACGCTGCCCGCAGCCTTGCGAGGTCATTTTGAGTCAGAGTTGGTGTAAAAGAATTATTCTGCACTAGGTTCTATCTCTGGAGCGTCTGTAACAGAGTACTCCACTCCGTCGAGGATGCTCAGCAACTCCTTTTCAACTTCTTGAAGGGGTTTAATCTGCATCGTGACCTCAGAACGCTTCTTAAAAGCGTCCACTCCGTCCACTTCACCCAGACTTTTTAGGGCAGCAATGCGGTCTTTGGAGGTACCGGCGTGCTCTACTTCATGTATAAGTTTATTAACTACGTACAATTTGAGGTCTGATAACTCCTCCACCAGCATGCAGTTGGATTGGGAGACCATTCCGGCAAGGTACGCCATCACTTCGTTGGGATAACGAGCGTAGTCGGGGCGCAGTTTGGGATCCATGGTCATCTGTCTAGCCAATTCATACGCCTCGTTCTGATGTTCAGAAGTCGGAGTTAGTGGTTTGCCTGATAGATCAGCAAGAAGTTTTATTGTATTGACCCGCATCTCCAGTTCTTCGGCTGGAGAGAGCTCCGGCAAGACCTCTGAAGCTCTTACGGGAAGGGGCACGTCGTCGTCAATGTCTGGGATGAATGCCATCCGGCAAATATAAACAGAAGCATACGTTATCTGCAAGGGGAGGTAAGGAATCCTAGCCGGGGGGTCTTCTATATGAAGGGGGGTGGGGGTAGAGGTCTGGAAAAGTGGAGGGGGTTTGAGAGTTTTTCAGTGTATGTAACGACTACCTCCTGTAATCCTATTTGGGGTGGTACGGGTACGGTGGGGTCTCGGCCAGCGGGAATCAGCCGAACTCCTCATGAAGTTTCTATCCTTCATAAACCTCGCTGCGCGAGGCACTTCGTGTGAAGGATATAAACTTCATGGATAGTTCTTAACAAAGTAGTTCGTTCATCAATCAGTAGGAGTAAGACATGACTCAAGTTCAAACAGTTATGACGGATTCGTTGGCTGCTTGCGGCTTCAGCGAGCACGACCTCGAAGAGATGAGTGTACTCATTGGTTCCGGTGCAGAGATCACTGACGAGAACCTCAAGGCTATGGAGCCGTTGCAGGAGAAGTTCGCTCGCTTCCTCAAGAAGTTGCCGACGACTGAGATCAAGGATGCCGAGGGCAACATCAAGCAGAAGACGGACACCGCCTCTGATGCCTTCAGGGACTTCATGAAGGTTGCGAGGAACATGGCGCTTGATCGGTTGCGTTACTCACAGAACTACGTGATCACTTTTGCCAAGGTGCCGACACCGACTGGCGCGTTGATGTGGGTAGACGTTCGTACACAGAAGGATGCTGACGGTAAGCTCATCGACATTGATCCTGAGAAGTATCGCCACTTCACGACCACCGGCAACATCGTCGACCCCCGTCAGCGGTTCAAGACTGACGATGAGGATCTGGTTGAGCAGGTCATCCTGCCGGTTCGCAAGAAGATGGGACGTGCTGCAACCACTACCATATCGCGCCTCAAGAGCAAGGCCAAGGGCGGTGCCAAGACAAACGATCCGACGAAGAAGTTGGAGAACGCGTTCAAGCCTATCAAGGCTGCGTACAAGTGGGCCAAGGATGAGGCGTTCCCCGTCAAGGACGAAGCTGCCTTCAACAAGTGGATGAAGCAGGGCGCTGTCATCCTCGGCATGGCCTAATCACCATGACAGCACAAGAATTCTCACTCTCACTGATTGTCGCCATATTCTTGCCGATAATCCTCTTCAGCGTAGTGTTCATCGTTGAGCACTTGCGCAACAAAACAAAACGCTAATCCAAGCGTCAGCCCAACAGCCAGCTCTGCATCGCAGAGCTGGCTTTTTTTATGTTCCGCCAGATAAGAGAGGGGGGCCGCTGCCCCCCTTTCACCCCCCGCGCACGCTACGCGTGCGTTCCCGCTGCGCGGGAACTGGTTTCGCAGGGTGGGGCATCGTCTGCAATTTTCGTGTTACAGCTGTAACCCAGCCAGACGCGCCTATCTCTGGGTGGGGCATCGTTTGGGGTCGGGCACCATTCGCATGGAAGGGAGAGGCACTGGTCTCGGGGTGGGGCATCATGCGCGATGCGTCACGCGTACGGTTACACATGTAACCACTGTCGCTGCGTTCCTAGCGTTCCGGCTGTTCCGGCTGATAAGTCCAGAGTATACATATGTAACCTGTTCCTAGCGTTCCGGCTGTTCCTGCGTATACGTCCAATATAGAGTTATAAAATGCTCTGTTCCGGCTGTTCCTGCGTGTTCCGGCTTATTGTCCAGATTGGACTAACGCTCCTGTTCCTAGCGTTCTATATGTACAGGTTCGTTCAGGAACGCAAACCCCCCTATAAAATCAATGACTTAGACCTCGCGTTCCTGCGTTCCGGCTGTTCCGGCATTTTTCACAAGTTTCTGGGAAAAATCTGTGAGCAAGACAGAGGTCAGCAAATGGAGAAAAAATATGACCGACAAACTGACTTCCTCTTCCCAGAGAACTGTACTTATAAACCCGGAACAGCGGAACAAAGGCCCTTTTTGTACTAATAAATAAATAAATAAATATTTTAAAAAATTAACTATCTCTAAAGATTTCAACCACTTACAAAACCCGCAACCCTCTCAAACAGCCCTGTTCCTGTACCATTAATAAACCCAAAAACGCCGGAACGCCGGAACGTCTCTAACTTCCCCACCTAACCCATTGATTCTTCTAGCTTTCTCCCCGCCGCTTACCCAGTAATAACTATAGAACACTTGACTTTAAAGTTGAAACCTGCTATAATGGGGGTGCAAAGGGCGAGAAAGACGTGCAGCAACCTGCAACCCGTGCCCGATGCACAACTTAGCGATTACACCTGTAACCACAGAGGCAACCATGAACTGCTACCACTGCGACCTATCCATCCTTCCAGCGCGTAGTGCGTTGGGCTATGACACGTGTCTCCCTTGCGGAGAAAAGGAGGCGAAGAAAGTTCGGCACACTATCGTGCCGATGCACAAGAGCAACTACATTGTCGTATCAGATTTATCCCTGTTAGCACAGATCACCCGCCCCGGCAGGGGCGACAACTACTAGAGGATTCCACATTGAACAACCTACCCAAGTCCGAGACCTGCGTAGACGACATCTACAAGCTGGCGACCGAAGGCTACAAGTCCAACGACCCCGACATGATGCAGTGCGTGTTGAACGAGGTGGCGCGTCTGTGTGCTGAGTACTTCCAACTCAAGGAGGACAACCGATGAACACTGAGGACTACACCCTGCGATGCATGGGAGACATCTGGTCTGCGCTGTTTGAATCACACAAGAATGAGTCCGTACCGGAGGCTGAAGAGACCGAACCTGTACAGCTTCCTCTACCTTTCCCTTGACTTTAATGTCCAGATATGCTATACTATCTTCTACAGTCGAGTAATGAGTTGAGCAGTCACAATCATAACGGAGCATGCAAATGAACGATACAGCTGTAACCCTGCCGGTGTTGACCGGCCCCGAGACCATCACGTCGCTGGCTAGCAGCGGCATCCTTGTATATGTACAGACTCGCGTCTGGTCTGCGACCAAGCAGGATCAAGAGATCAGCGACGAGGTGACTTCCTCAAAGAACGCTGACCCCAACAGTGCCAAGGTCATCAAGTATCTGATGAAGAACTGTATGGAGCATCAAGCGTTGGTTAAGAACCGCGCATCGTGGACGAACTGGTGCAACCGTCTGACCTTTCCGTGGGCTGGCAACTGGGACTTCCTCCCTAACATGCGTATCTCACGGTTCATGCAGGAGTTCAACGAGCGGCTTGTTGAGCATGCTGACTTGGTGAGCAAGTTTGAAACTGCGTATCCCATGGTGCTGTCGAACACTGCATTCGCAGGAGAGATGTTCAAGCGGGAGGATTACCCGTCAGCGGATCAAGTACGCGACAAGTTCAGCGTGAAGCTGTTCACCCAAGAGGTTCCAGCCGGTGACTTCCGTAACCAACTGTCGCTGGAGTCTGCGGCACAGTTACAAGAGCATTTCAACAAGCAGCTGCCCAACCTCATCAACGGCATGATGGAGAAGCAGATCGCTACGATGGTGTCGCTGATGACATCAATCAGCAAGTCCTGCACGACCGACACGGTGATTGAGAACGGCAAGGTCAAGACGGATCGTAAGCGTATCTACGATACGACTATCGAGAAAGCCCTAGAACTGTGCGACACGTACAAGTCTATTAACGTGACCAACGACCCGCGTATCGAGGAGGCCCGAGCCGCGCTCGAACGTGTATTACAAGATGTATCAGTGGATGTCCTGCGTGAGTCGGACGGTATGCGAGCCGTGGTCAAGTCTGGCGTGGACGACATCCTCGCCAAGTTCGGTGTCAAGGTCTAATTAACAATCAGTAGAGGAGTAGAGAGATGAGCATGATTAACACTGCCCCCATCGTCAATTTCGATGAGGCGATCAAGGCCATTGCGCTATTCGGTGAAGAGATCACGCCACAGTTTTTGGGCGTGCCGGGCACCGCCAAGAGTTCACTTCTAGCTGGCATGGCGCGGTACTACGGTGACAAGTGGCGCAAGCCGGGCGACCACTACGCTGATGACCAGTACAACTATATCTACGTAGAGTGTCCGGTGAAGGACGTCCCCGACGTGCAGGCTGGGTACTTGGACAGGGAGTTGAAGAAGATCGTCACCTACATTGGCGACATCTTTCAGATGGACGACCCACGTCCCAAGATCATCATGCTCGACGAGGAGTTGAAGTCTCCCAAGCTGCTACAGATCGTATGGCAGGCGATCAAGCTGGAGCGGATGGTCGGCAACAGGCCGTTTCCCAAGGGCACTAAGGTGTTCTCCACGTCTAACAATCCCACAGATGGTGTGGGTGACGCGTTGCAGGATCACGGTATCAACCGTGTGCAGATGTATAAGTACGTCGGGCCTGACGCGATGTCATATCTGGGCTACGCCAGCGAGATAGGGATTGATTCGGGACTGCTCTCGTGGGCCATGTTCAACCGTGGACAGATCTTCACGTCCTACTTGCAGATGAGCCCGAAAGAGTTGGAGCAGAACGACTGGGTGTTCAACCCCGCTAAGAAGGGACGCTCGTTCCTGTCGCTGCGCTCGATGACCAAGTGTGACCCCGTGGTTAAGCAACGTCATATCGCAGGCCCGAACCTGACACGCGCTGCGCTGTACGGCACGATAGGCGGTAGTGCAGCCGAGTCATTGATCACGCACCTTGCACTGAGCAGCGAGTTGCACACGTTCGAGGATGTGATCGCTGCGCCGGATACGATCAGTGTGCCGGAGAAAATGGCTGCACTGCTGCACATGGTGTGTACTGCCACACGAGACATCACGACGCAGGACGAACTGAGCAAGTACATGCGGTTCATCAATCGCTGTGATTCGTCAGAGGTCAAAGCGATCTTCATCACGATGCTGACCAAGATCAGCCGCACTAAGAAGCTGACGGATCAGAACCCTGAGATCCTCAAGTGGCAGATGACCAACAAGAACTACGAGTTGCTGTAATGGATATCGCACAGTTAACAAAGGCTTTGCAGAAGGCCCACATCACATTGCTGTCCAACGAGGAGACGCGGTTCTATAGCAGCGCCGTGTTGTTGGGTCGGTCTGAGATCGTTGAGCATGTTCCTACCGCATGCACGAACGGTGTGGATAAGTTGTATGGCTACGAGTTCATGAGGACTAAGACACAGGCGGAGGTAACTGGTGTCGCTCTCCATGAGAACCTGCACATCATGCTCAAGCACATGCTGCGCTTTGGCGGACTGATGAGCAAGGATGCACAGACAGCTAACGCTGCGATGGACTATGTGGTCAATGGGATCATCTATCAGATTAAAGGTTATGGGGCGTGGATCAAGCTGCCCGAGCCGCACTTGTACGATGCGAAGTTCATGGGCTGGTCTGTCAACGAGGTCTATGAGTTCTTAACCAAGGGCCGTAACCCTGACGGGGAGCAGGAGGGTCAACCTGTTCGTGTACCAAGTCCCCCGTCGCCCGCTGGCGGGCAACAAGATGGTGACACAGGTAACACTTCATCTGATGAAGATGAGGATGGTGGAGCTGAGGACGACGATGGCGTTGAGCAGGAGGCTCCACAGGCTAGTGCAGTGATCATCAAGGGGCGCAAGTATTCCCTTGAGACACAAGACGAGCATATCGAGGTCGAGCGTACCGATCAGCAGATGGAGGAGTTGGAGGCCCAGATCACAGAGGCTATCCAGCAGGCCACCGCGTTGGCTGGTGTGTTGGGTATGAATCTCCCCCGTGTGTTCATCGACGCTGGCAAGCCCGAGGTGCATTGGAAAGAGGAGACCGCGCAGTTCTTTACGGAGTTTACGCGAGGGACTGAGGAGTATTCATGGCGTAGGTATAACCGGCGACGCATGGTAGACGACGATCTGTTCCCAAGCCGGTTTGATGAGCGTATCAAAGAGGTTATCTTTGCAGTAGACGCAAGCGGATCTATGTACGGCGATCTGTTCAACAAGGCTGTCGAAGGTGTACTCGATGCAGTCGAGGCGCTAGATCCTGAAACAGTGCGCGTTGTGTTCTGGGATACAAGTATCTGCTCAGATCAAGTGTTCGCTGACGACTACAAGGGTCTGCGTGAGCATCTCAAACCGCGAGGTGGTGGCGGCACACGGGCAGCGTGTGTGGTGGAGCATATCGAGAGCAACGGCTATAACCCTACGTGCGTAGTGGTGATCACTGACGGGTATCTTGAACATGATCTGAAATGGGAGACCACTATCCCGACGTTGTGGCTGGTGTTAGAGAGTGAGCAGTTCGTACCCCCTGCGGGACGCAAAGTAAAAGTTAAGGAGTAACGTATGTTCAATCCAGTATTTGACAGTCCGTTTTATCCCGACATGTTCGGGCCCTCTACACAGGCCGACCTGCGTAAACACAAGGTCTGGCCGCTAATCATCGCACTCAAGATGGAGTGCAACTTGTACTTGCAGGCCCTGATGAAGCCGCTCAATGGGGAAACTAAGTATCTGCTCTGCGATGGCACTGGCTTGCGGCAAGCGGTGTTGGTCGTCGATAAAGATGAAGAAATTACTTTCTCTGTTACAAAGAACAGCTTCTTTACCGTGAGCTCTGACACAGAGGAGTTGCTTAAGTCTAAGAACGTTAAGTACATGTTGGGTAGGCTCAACAAACTCAAGGAAGACCCTCATCCAGCAGGATTGCACACTATCCAGACTCGCGGAGCCGATCACTTTATGCGGTACATGCGGGAGATGGTGACGGGGTTACTGCTGCACTGGAGCGAAGCCGAGGGAAGAACGCGCTATGCCCCGCAGATGGATATAGGTCTGCGTATCAAGGCCACGAAAATGCTAAGCGGCACACTCACCAAGAGTGACTTCTCCACTAGCGAATTAACTTCCGTAGCGTTTGAATTGCAGCGGATTGCAGAGCGAGATGAGAAACATAAAGAGTACAGGCAGAACGTACTCAACTACTTAAGCGGCCCGAAGTTTGTGTTCATATATGACGCTGCTCCGATGTCTAGCCTACTGTTTGGCGCTATGGAGTTAACTAATCCAGAGGAGATGCTGGATAACATTTACGAGGCAGACGGGAATTGGTATACAGGCCCAGAGGCCAAGTTCCAGATCAACCATGACTTTCGTAGGCTCAAGGTATTGAGCAGTGACAATGGGTCAGTGTTGCCTGCGTTGCCCATAGAGTTTCGAGACGTGGTGATGTCTACGTTGCATCTGGACAAGATGAATCGTTCTTCAAGACGAGTCTTTACTAACACTGATCCACTGTTTCCTGTAGCTACGGGGGGCCATGTGTTGTTCAATGACTCACCGTCCTTCTGCTGGAGGGGCGGTAGCAACATGAGTAACTTCTTTCTTATCTCTGACAAGCGAGGGCTGCTGGCATGAAAATCAAAACAAGCGAGTTGACAGGCAATGCGCTAGCCGCTGTTGTCGGACGTATCGAAGGGATCGCGCCACGGTTTTACGACGCAGATCAGATGTGGACGGCGTATCTACCGCACGAACTGTGGGAACAAGGTGGCCCGATCATCGAGCGGGAGGAGATTGGTATTAAACGCAACGCACCGTGTAGCAAAGGGCGTGAATGGGAAGCTATGCCAAGCATTACGGCAAAAGGGGCAGGAGGACGATGGGGTTATGGCCCCACCCCACTGATCGCTGCTATGCGCTGCTATGTGGCATCCAAGCTGGGCGATGAAGTAGAAATACCGGAGGAACTCAAGTGAGCGAATACATTCTTATACACGGCAACCCTGTAGATGGCTTTGCCTACGTTGGGCCGTTTGATACTGTTTCTGATGTTTATAACCACGGCGAGCATATGGGCTACCCCGAATACTGGCTAACTGTATTGGTGAGCGAGAAAGAGGATAGAAAAAAATGACAACCCTAATCATTGTCTGCGCCATCGTCGGCGCGGTGTGTCTGCTAGGCGCGTTAGTGACTGGCATCAGTGTGCTGATGGACAAGTGGGACGGGGTGCGGCCCATCCTGCCGCCACCCGATAGGTCTACGCTGCGCTATTCAGAGCGCATGGACGAGATGGCCCGATACAGGGCGCGGCTTGAACGACAGGGAGTATCGGAATGAAAAGCAAAATTGTAGAGATGTACCGCCCGTCGCAGTACAAAAGTTGGGAAGAGGCGTACGACATGGGCGGGGTTCATCGGGCGCATGTGCCGGAGAACACTAGCGATACCACGGTTACGGATTTGATAATTACCGTAAACAACTGCATGGGCGGGGATGACCGGCTTATGTGGCGGTACAAGCCAGCCGAGTTGACCGCGCTCCAGAAGGCTTTCGTCAAGGCATACCGCGACAACGTGGGCGTTACTACGTCCAAACAGGTCGATGAGTTTGTGCGTAACCCTTCTGTAGTGCCTCACACCATGGACGCCTCAGAGTATTACGAGTTGCTTGAGGCATACGACATGTTCATGGCTGGGTATTATATGGAAAAACAATGACCCCCGAGGGTAAGGTCAAGGCCAAGGTCAAGAAGACCTTGCTTGAGATAGGAGCCTACTACGCTATGCCAATAGGAACTGGCTTCGGCAATGCAGGCGTGCCAGATTTTCTGGTGTGCGTTAGAGGTCGGTTCATTGGCATTGAGTGCAAAGCAAACGGTGGTAAACCCACTGCATTACAACTGAAGAACTTAGCTGACATCGAGTCGGCTGGGGGACTCGCGTTCATCATTGATGAAAACAACGTAGCAGAACTACGCAACTTTTTGGAGAGTAAACGTGACTGACAATGTGAACAGCCCCGCCCACTACAAGGTTGGCGGCATTGAGACTATCGACTTCATTGAAGCCAAGAAGCTCAACTACAACTTGGGCAACGTGGTCAAGTACATCACTCGTGCAGATCACAAGGCTAACCGGCTGGAGGATTTGCAGAAGGCCAAGTGGTACTTGGAGCGTGAGATCGGTAATTACCCTCGTGTTGCTCCCGAGCCGGTGGCCGAGCCTGTAAAACAGATTGCGCAACAATTGTACTTACCGATTCCCAATCCGCGTGGCAAGCAGAAGTACGGACACCATGTATCTCTTACGCTTGTCAAAAATCCACGAGGTCGCCTCCCTGCGCGGGATACAATCCTGTTCAAGGCGTGGCGGTTGATCGAAGACTTGCTTGTGCATGGCCCTGCACCCAGACAAGTTGTGACCGAGGTACTTGAATCTACGTTCAAGAGGGCCAACCTGAGTAAGTACATCACGATCTTTCTGGATCGTGGGCTGCTCAAAGTGGTGAAGTAATGCAAGACCCGCGCACAGATGATGAGAAGGGTAACGCCGCTGGTGACTTGTCTAACAAAGTTATGGCGGTGGTATCCCAAGAACCCAACGCAATCATAGCCATCACATCATTGATGACTGTGTTATCCATTGTGATATCCGAAGCCGACGTGACAACTCCTGACGCTATGGATGCGTTCAAGAACTCACTGAAGGTAGTACGCCGTTCGATGCGATCTAAGAGGGAGCATTAACATGAAAAACTTTGCATACGGCTTTGTTGCTTGCGCTGCTCTGGTGTTTGCACGAGATGGTGAATGGGGTGGCGTAATCATGTCAGTGGTGCTGGCTGTCATCAACGGGCTGCTGTGGGCAGGTCACCGTGAAGAGTGAAGACTGGGCGTTGTGCTTTGTTATCGGTGCGCCGGTCTTCCTGCTGGCGTGGATCATCACTGCTGTAAGAGTGTACAGAGAGGAGAGAGATTATGACCACCATCACGATTGATCGGGCTTTAGCTTTGCAGATTTTGGAACGGTTGTTGTCTCAGCGGTTGGGAATAGAACAGTACATTGATGTCCTGCGCGAAGCCCTCAACGCGCCGCAGCCGGTCAACCCATCTGCCGAATACGAGCGGGGGGTTATTGATGGTATGCAGAAGCAGATGCAGTCGAGCGTGGATAAGGCAGTCAACCGGCTTGCCGCGCCGGAGCCGGAGCCGATCATCCACAAGCACGAATGGTTTCGCACGGGCGCGATGGCGTATGGCGTATGCCGGTGCATCCATTGTGGAGTATGGAACCACGAAATTGACGCGCAGCACGGTGAGATCGAGCAACTCAAAGCCGAGCGCGATGCGTTGAGGGATGCGCTGGAGTGCGTGTTAATTTTTGAGCCAGAGCATTGTGGGTGCGGTGAACCGATTTGCAATGAGCCACAACAAGCGTGGCAGAAAGCTAGAACAGCACTCAAAGCGCGTGAGGTGAAGCTATGAAAGTGTTCCATGTTCGTATCAACGGTGCAGCGAAAGCGTTCGCGCACCCAGACACTATGTGCCAGCGAATTATTTTGTACGTTCGTGGCTATCGCAAAAATTGGATTGGCCCATGCTGGGGGAAGCCATGACCATCAAGATCAAAGCGCCAAAAGCGTGGCTGCTAGAGGATGACTTTCGCTTTTATGGCAATCGCGTTAGTTCTGAAGAACAAAGTTATCGCATCGTCCGTGAGTCCGACTGGCGCAAGCTGATGGCGTTGGTGAAGGCGATGGAAACTCATTGCAATGGCTCAGTTGCCGTATGCGACATCTGCGAGGCGCTTGAAGCATTGGAGAAAAAGAAATGAATGACAACGTAAAGGGCGTGATCTGTTTGGGCGTTATCGCTCTTGGACTGATCATCCTATACAGTTTTGGCCTGCGCGACGGTCACCGCGAAGCCTGCACCAGCATCCAAGCTGAGTGGCGCGACAGCAAGTGTGTCAGGGTTGTGGTGGAGGAAGTGAAATGACCCGCGAAGAAGCCATGACGTTGCTTACTCGCCTGCATCTTATTCACACCGGAATGACAGGTGCTGGGATAGAACTGTTAATCCAAATTGTGCAAGCTGGCGCAGCCCATGAGCGCGAGGCGTGTGCGAAGGTGTGTGAAGCACACGACGATGATCTACGCGAATGGGACATTCAACAACAATGCGCTAACGCCATCCGCGCAAGGGGACAGACATGACCCCCGAACAATATGACTTCACCAGACCACCAGAGATGCCCAAGGAAGTACGCACAACCCTGTATTACTTCCCACACCAACAGAAAAGCAGTCTGGGTCTTCAGCCAACCGGCCCTGCATTCAGAGAGTTACCGTGCATGGCAGCACACTATGACGTGAGCAACAACCTGCTGTTTACACGGTTCATTTTTAAAGACGGTACATGGAGAGATGAGACATGACCCCCGAAGAACTGGCCGAACTGCATCCTGACCTGCTGCTGCTTGAGTCGCGAGAGACCTATGACTCGTGCATCGTGGGACTGGTAGAACGAGCGGGGTCAGCCCCATGCGTGTGCTATGACGTTAACAAAGTAATCAAGTGCCTGACGGATGGAGGCATGACAGAAGAAGAGGCATACGAGTTCTTTAATTACAACATCATCGGCGCATACATGGGCGAGAAAACTCCAGCATTCCTGTGGCCTTTGGAGGTAAAGGAAGATGATCCGCAAACCAACAACACCTAACGAGTGGGACTTTGAGCGGCGCATGATGCTCGATCATATCCGTGCCCTGCTGCTGAATCCCACAGACAAAGAGACTAGGCGTAAGGCTCTGTTCCACCTGACGGAGATCTTTGAGGACGAGGGCTTGGAGGGAGTGAAGTCATGAGTTACGACAGATCAAAGATCACGCATAACCTGTCCAGTGGAGACAGAGTGCGGGTGAAGGGCTTTAAGACGGTGACAACCGTGCAGGAACTTAACCCAAAAGAACACTGGGAGAATTGCGTGGTCCTGACTGAGCCGCTGCGTGGATGGAAGCATTGGGATGCGCACGAGTTGGAGAAAGTGTGAGAGGCCCAGTACGCCCTTGGAAGACTAACGAAATCAAGCTGGTGATGCAGTACTGTGCGCGAGGCGATAGCAAGCTGCTGCGTAGGCTGCTCAAACGTACAAGAAGTTCAATCATATCCTGCCGCAAACGACTGCGGCTTAAAGCGAGGAGTACGCAATGAACAAACTGGTAGAGGCTGCACAAGCCCTAGTCAATGCGATAGATGAAGGCCGTCCTGTGGATCTTGAGTTGCAGATGCTGCGCAAAGAGCTAAGCATCCCGCAAGAGTCAGGCTGGCAGTTCAAGACCGTAGGCTTTCAGACCGTGACGTTACCCGGTGGTAGGAACGAGATCCAATTCTCATTAACCGATGCAGATGCACCAAAGGGGTGGAGTGATGGACATTAAAAACGACGACGACGATGACATCATGATCTACGATAGCAGCCCCAGCAAAGCC